CATTCTTAGCCTCCTGAAGTTTCGTTACGGCATTTAGCCCCGCTTGCGCCTCTCGGTGCGTCGGCCACATTTTCAACACGGCCTGGTAGATCCCCCTGGCCGATTCCAGCCGTCCCGACTTCGCTTCAACCAGGGCCATGTTCGAGGCCGCATCCAGGTAATTAGGTCTCAATGCCAGTACCACCCGGTAGTGCGCCTTGGCCGCTTTGTACTGTCGAATATGCGTAAACGCATTCGCCGCCATAAAATGGTAGCGGTACTCAAACGGGTTATATATGATCGCCCGTCTGAGGTCCGCCCGGCTATAAAAGTGCTCCGCTCTAGCCCGCATCAAGTTCCCCAGGAAAAATCCCACCTGGGAAACCAGTAGCGTCAGTATCAATATTCTTTTCACTCGCCACCCATAGAAGTCCGTTCAGTACCCAAAACAGCGTCATCCCCGAAGCGGTCTGTAGCGGGAAGTGGAACGCTGCGGTTACCAGGAAACCCAACATACTGAGTGCCAGGGTCTTTGCTGTCTTGCTGACCGTCCTCCACTTTAACCTGTCAACCATCATCCATAGGAACCACAGGAACCCCGCCAGGCCAATGGGGCCAGCTTCGACCAACAACTGTAGGTAATCGTTGTGCGGGGAGTGTATCGCGGTCTTTATTGTCTGCCCTACGCGATTGACGTTCGCCTGGCCCTGCATCACCCGGTCCCCCAGGATGGCATACTGAGGATAGACCACCACATAGTTACCGCGCCCTATACCGAACACCGGATGATCGACCACCATGTGTGCGGTATTTCTCCACCAATCAAGCCGGTAGCGAATCGAGAGGTCTGCACCGATCCCCATCTTCAAGACAAGCAGACAGGCGAATACGGTTGGAATGATGGCAATCGTTTTGGGGCAAACGGGGACCGTCCTCCAGATCATCACGGCCATTATCACCAGGAGGGCGAGGAACGCCGCATGGGAGTTTGTAACGTAAATCCCGATCCCGATTATCGCTGCCGGTATCAATCCCCACGGGGCCAAGTAAACCGCTATGGGAATGAAGGGTACCATGAAGATACCGGCCAGAGCGGAGTTACCAACCGACCCCTGATCGCCGGGTAGGAATATTAATACCAAGGCTATCGTTGCCCCGATCACAGACAGCCCCCACAGGATACCTTCCATGGCCATAGGCTTGACCGCATTCACCACTATCCAGAAAAGAGAGATCCCCATCAGATCCAAGGACAACGCCAGCACCAACTCATAGTGGTTCAGCGCACCCCAGGCCGACAGCACCGATCCCGCGAAGAACAGTGCAATCGGGTACAGGCACGGGAGGGAGACTTTCTTAGATTCTAGCAGGTAGCCAAGGCCGAAGATTACGAGCAGCCCCAAGAACAGAAGTTTAGGTAACTCGTACCCGTTCACGAGAGGCGTGTAAAATAGCAGCAAGCTCGTAACAGCGAGAAGGGGGAAAATCATTTCGACCTTCTTCTCCCACTTATCTTGCCACCCCTTTTTCCATAACAGGTTGAACACACACGAGTCCTTCCATTGAACATCCAAACTGGCCGATCTTGGTGACACATCGGGCAATACTTCACGACCATGCTAAAACAGATATGATTCCTTAACGCTTCTGCTGGGTACTGTTTCAATCCACATAGGGCGCAAACTGCGACGGTATAGGTTCGTCCATGACACTTAATTTCCACCCCCCGGTTTGTAAACTTCCTTTGCGCCATCCACGATTAGTCCTCGGAATGATTGGTAGAGCTGCCCCTCCCTGGTTTGTTCCATGCCCAGGTTAATGCACTCGTACCAATTCGTCGGTATATATCTTTGATGGAAGTCCTTATAAAAGTTACATTCCGCCCTATTGAATGGGATTTTGAGAACGTACTCCTTCCCTCCCTCTATGTAGAACAGGAACCAGGCCAGGAACATCGCCTTAACTATTTTTGATCTCATCCCGGTTCCGAACTCTGAGCCTTTCTCCCGCTCGTCCTCGCTCTCGCGTGAGAGGTAACCAGTTGCTCCCCCCATTGACGCGCCAGTGTTTTCCATTGAGGTAACCGCCTATCGTTGATCCCGTAACCTTCACAAGCGATTTCCAGGGCCTTGAACAGGATCGCCTCCCATGCATCCGACGTGAATATGTTCGAGTCATTGGCGGATGCCAGGTCGGTGAGCAGCCCGTAGTAATTACGATTAAGGGTAAGAACCTGATCGGGGGTCTTTCCCAACCGGATATTGGCACCCCATGCCGTGTAGTAAGTTGGCAAATCCTCTTTACTGGTGTCTGGAAACAGAATGTCGAAGGCTTCCTTCTCCCGGTAAATCAGGACTACCGTGGAGCTATTAGTAGGATGGGTGTACCAAATGGTATGAGGTCGGAGCCAGCCTGTCGGGACCGTATAGTCGTAGGTGGAAGCGACGGTGGCGAAGGTATCGGTGATCTCCCCGTATCTTAAATCGTACTGGCGGAGAAAGAATCGAATTGCTGCATTGATGCAGTCCAAACGGATTGCATCGGGTAGCCGGGTGGTATTAACATCACCCAACCAGTTCCCCATCGCTGCTTGCAGTAAAGTGAGTGTTGTGTTTGCCACATTAGTTTAGGAAACTTTTCTTTTGAACCTTGGCCTTCAAACTACCGGGGCCACCTTTCGAGTGTCCAAGATTCTTAAAAAACTCCACTCGCTTCTCATCTTTCCGCCCTACTTCTTCCTTCGATGACCTGACCGGACCCAAAGCCCGGCCAGGTTTCGAGGTCGAATAGAGCCTATATCCGTGACCTTCCTTCCGAATCACAGATTGAAGCTACAACCCGTCGGGGCCGTGGTGCTCTGCGCCCAACTCGTATCTGACCCGTCGAGGTCAAGCGTTATGTAGGTGAGTACACCACCGTTGTTGTATTGGATGATGAACTGATCGTTGCAGGTCAGTAACGCAACCTCGGCATCTTGACTCAAGTCCGGGGTCTCGGCCACATCTGAAGTTTCAACGATGTGGAATCCGCCAATGTCGGTCATCTCGAACAGATCGGTCCCGTCTTTCTTCTCGACAGTCATGTTCCCAGCGAACCTTATCTGGGGATCGAACTGCACGAAGTCCAACGCACCTCGAACCTCATGGAGACTTGTCTGAGCGATCAGAAGGGTGCCGGTAATCAAACCGCTCAGTAGCACCACGAAAAACGTGACAATCCCTATCTCACGGAGTTGTTTCATCTTTATCTCCTTTACAGACTTGATTACTTGGACCGTGTGCGTCCAAAGGCGTGGTCAACATCGGATACATGGCTGCGCTTGGGATACTTCAACCCCATCTTTGCCGGGGTCTTATCCCCGCCTCCTTGACCCTTACTCGCCCGGTTGTGAGCTGCCCCTTTGTACATAGCCACATCGCTCCGTTGCGCTCTCGTGCCTTTCAATTGCATCGTTTCCTCCTTAATCTCGCAGGTGAATGAATACCCGCCACCCGTCATTGGCCTTTATTTTTGCGATTACCTTGGGATCGGTGGTCTTAAACAACCCGTTCTCGAACTTTATCTCTTTGCCAATCCTCAGTTCCTTGAATCGATTACATACGACAGCGAACTCGGCTACCGACTCAACCGCCTCAACCTGTTCTTCGCTCTCGCTAACTACTTTCTTCTTGAAAGCCATCGTTATCCTCCGTAGCCGATACACAAACAGGTGATGATCGTAGTATTCAGATCTCCGGCATCGATACTTCCCATCGCCCCAGCCCCATCAGCCTCCTCATAGGCCCGAAGAAGTGCATTCGCCCGATCCCACCACACACCGTATCCCCCCGGTGTTCCACCAGCTGGGATTACGGCCAGGAGGGTTCCGTTGGTAGGAAGTCCCACATTTGCCGCTGTAACCGTCCAGGTCGGACCACCCGTGTCGAACGTGATATCGTACACGGTCATCATCAGCCCCCCTCGCAAGGGAGGCATCCCGGCACGTTTGGTAAAAGTTAGAGCCATCTGCTTCTCCTTTCATCCCTGGAAGGATGGGCCGCAGCCCACCCGACCAGGAGGTTACGTTACCCGCGTCGATTAAACACCGACGTTAGGTCGAAGAATTATTAAGGCACGAGTGCGGACATATTCTTCGCTACGCCGTGGACGGACTCATGCTCAAGCTCCAGCCCGATCTCAGTGAGCCACTCGTCTGTCACGCGGTCATCCCCAGGACTCTGGACGTTGTCCCTGTAGTGGGTGTCCCGGTTCTCGCCGTTGCCGATCAATGGCCTGTCAACCAGATATTTCTGGTCAACCAACAGACCCCAATCCTTGAACGTCGCGCTCTTTGAGAACAGTGCGTGTTGGCGGATCTGCAAGGTGCCGTACGGTGTGATGTAGGTCTGCATCTGCATTCCGTAACTCTCTGACCTCGGTGTGAGTTCGATCTGGCCGTGAATGCGACCGATCTTGTTGATCGTTGTAATGGCCGTGTTCCCGGCTAAGAATAACTTCTCATTGGAACCGTTCTCAAAGCAGTCTTCGAGGAAGGTCTCCCAGGTATCGATATCGACTGCATCGGCGAAGTCGGTCACGTTGGTTGTTACGAGTTCGATAAATCCCTTGGTTGTTCTTTGAGGTTGCACTCCGCTAGTGTCCTCCACTCCGGTCCCGAAGATATAAGCCATCTCTCTTTCGATGGCGTGAAGCTCCAGGGCCTCGCGTTGTCGCTCCAGGTAGTCGTTCCCGGTACGGACGTGGGTTGCTTTCTGCGTCCCGGTCACATCGAGGCTCGTGCGAAAAATCTGGGTGAAGTTCACGGTGGTTGACGGATCGTATGTGATCGAGGTTGGCACACTAGCACCTTCCAGGTGACTCGACCCGACAATTCTAACTACGTCGGCATCGTTCATGGTCGCTGCCGTGGAACCTTTCCCCCTGGCTACCGACAGAGAATCAAAACTGCCAGATGGATCGGATGTCACCCACATCACCTCAAGCGTTCGCTCATTGATAATGCTATGACCTTTGCGAAAAACCTTTCCTGGGTTGGTGCCGCTCAGTGTCAGTGTGGTGATAGCTGCGGTATGGGAACCGCTGATGCTTGCTATCTGGGTCGGTAGACCCTTGGTAAAAATGGTGAACTGTGGATCGTCGGTTGCTTCGACCTTCAGCTTTGAAAGTAAGGCGGTGATGCTGATCGGCGAATTCGGAAACAGAAGAAGAATTAGCTCACGGTAGTTTTTCGGCCTCTCATCGGATGAGAAGTCGCCTGATCCTCTTAGTCCTAAAACTGGCATGGTTTATCTCCTTATCTACTCTATCGGAAGCCGTGACGATGCGAGTTGGTCGAGGTGCGTTGCCTCCTCTGAGTGGAAACTTCCCGGCCTTGAGGTTGGCCCCTCGCCTTGGATTGTCGGGGAGGCGGGTGTCTTTCCCCGGCTCGGCTCCTGTCCCGCCTTGATTGCATCTGCGTTATAGGCAAACCATTGCTTGGCTAAAAACGCTTGGGCCACGTCACCTGAGACCTGATCCAAGCTCGGATTCAAGTCGAACAGGTAATCGATAAAACCTTCCCTGGTATCTGCATCCTTTAACAAACCGTAGACCTCGTCACTCGACGCGAGGATGTCGAGTTGTGCGCCGATTGCATTTTCGATCTCGCTCCTCGCTTCTTTCTGTCTCACGCCCGATGTCGATTGCTGCAATTCCCAGACGGCCTGGCGCAGATCGTCCACCTTGGCCTCTTGAAACAGAATCCTCGTGTAGAGGGTTTTCAGTGTCTCTGGGTACATCTCGTTTAAGTCCGATTCCAATTCCCCAGAGTCGATGTCGTGCTTGATGAAGTTGGCCACCAGGGGCGCGTATTGCTGCTTTACAACCCCCCATACCTCTTCTGGTGTGGGTTCCTTCGCGACGGGAGCTGGAGTAGTTTTTAGCGTATCCAGCTCTTTTAGGTTGTCGAGGTACTTGGCTTGCAGGTGTTGGTGTTGGTCGTAGGTGGTAACGAGCTTGGGAAGCATCCCCTGCTCTTTTAACTGATCGAGGGTGTACTCCTGGCCGTTGACTTTGTAGAACTCAGTGACGGGTTTTGACCGCTCAGCTGTGATAACTTCGGTGCTGGGTTCATTTGGTTGTCCAGGGATGGACTCAGGTGGGTGCGTACGCCGTGCAGTCGGCCTGGTCGAAACCGCGGCGTTCTCTGTCGGCTCCTTTGCTGGAGTCCGTGTTGGCGTTTTCTTCGCTGGAAGCCTATTATTCGCTAGGCGTTCAACGAGTGCGTTTTTTTCCTTCGCTTCTGCCATAAAAAATCACCTCTCCCGTGATTGCTCCCGCTACGCAGATCGGCAATCGTGGGCTTTCCTACCGTGGCTCCCGGCCTCCGAACCAGATCGGCCTTGCGCTCAAAGCCAAGATTGCCCTTGCGGGTTCTTGAAAACTTCGCGGAGTGCGCTGCGGGCAATTGTAAAGAACGAATGTTTAGGAAGGAAGGAAAAAATCAGGACTGGACTACGCGAGGCTACACTCGGCTATTTTTTCTTCACTGTTTAGCCATTCATCGACCTCTGTTTGATGCCATCGCCGACAATTCCACCGCTTCATGCCGTGCGGGAACTCTCTCTCGTGGATGAATTTGTAGATGGTCTTCGGGTGTACCTGTAGATAAGCCGCCACTTGATCGAGGGTCAGTAAATTATTCTCCATTGCTACCTCTTGTTTAGTTCCTGAAGAGATTTCCGCTCACTTTCATACTCCCGAATGACCTGTAAGGGACCGTCTGCCTCGCTAATTATCTCTCTGACCTGGCCCATGATGTAGATCGCCTGGGTCGCCTCACCTCCCTGGTACGATCTCACTAGCCTACCGACCCTCTCCAGGGCCTTTTCTCGCTTCTCTGTCCACTCCTCGGACTTGATCAGCTCCAGGGCGCGTTTGTAAGTGGTCTCAAGGAGTTTTAGCTTCGTCTTCTTCGCTTCTATTGATCGAGTTACTGGATCTTCAGTCATTTTTGATATGTTGTCGGGCGATTTCGTTAGCAAGGATGCGAGGCCCGTATCGTTTAATAAAGGCTATCCGTAAAACAATTTCATTGAGATTCATTGTTTCATCGACCAGCAAATCCTTTATCAGATCGTCGCCCCGTTTCATTCGAGACACCCATCGGCTCCACATCGGGTAAGTGGTTTTTTTTGCGTCCGCAATCAGTAATCGGAGCCACTCTTCGCGTTTTCTCTTGTTTCTGAGTTCAACTTCTGGTCCCGTGAAAACTGCGGTTACTCTACACTTCTGTCCACACAGAGGGCATCTAAAAATCTTGGGTTTGGGATACTCCTGTCCAGTGTACCACTTAACTTCTACCTTCACGCTTTCATTTCGGCACCCCACATTCTGACACTCCCCCAAGATCAAGCCAGACGAAGATCCTAGATCATTCCAGCGATCAATTGCTTGACGGATAGACCTCTCGAATTCAGTCATGCCGCCTCGTTGGCCGGGATAATATCCCCCGCTTGTTGCTGCCGGGCCACTTCCTCGTCGGGGAGGACCGTTACCGGAGGAGCCTGGGGCATTTGCTGGATCTGGCTGGGGTCTTTGTAAAACGATTCGATGTTACGCACCCCGGTGGCCTCCACGCCCTCCTTGAACAGCTCGTGAATGTCGAGCATCTTGCCGTCAGCCCGTGGCTGAAGGAGCATGGGGTTCTGAGAGAGTTGCGCTCCGATCCTGTCCCAGACTTCAGGGAGATCCTGGGCATCCGGTGGCATCACCGCAGACCGTCCCACGTAGTCGAAGTTCCCGTGCAGGTCATCGGGGCGCACCGTCATGGACATTCCACCCACCTCACGGGCGAGATCCCCGCTGATCCTCAAAAATTGCTCCATCTCGGTGAATTGCTGGCGGTTGGATATCAGCTGCCGGGCCATTGGGCCGAACGCCATGATATCGAACAGGACGGCGTGTAGGACCATCCTCTTACCAGCACCCGCCTGAATGAGCTTATTCTCCCCTAGAGTACGTCTTTGAGTGGTGGCCCTGGCCTGACTAGTCTCCGATACCGCCATCATCCTGAGAGCCATATCCATGAGAACCTGATTGTCTTGCAGCATAGGCCGGGTAACGTCGGACAGGTTCATCTGGTGCATCATCTGGTCGATGGAAAGCCGCCCCTCCATGAGCATCTGCTCCCCCAGCTGGGAGAGGCGGAAATGGCCACCGGCATCCCGATCAAACAGATCGGCTTCCTCCACAAAGCTCGGCCCGTAGGCCATGGAGTTGTTTAAGTGCCGCATTACATTTTGAATATGGGAGTTGAAGATCCAGTTCATAAATCGCTGAATTCCATCGAGATTCTCGATCAATCCTGGGTTCTCACCTACGTGCGGATCTGGGTGCGCCTCGGCCTCTGCGTAAGTGAATTTCTCGTGTTCGTACTCGGTGCGGTGCGCCCGAATAATCACCTGATCATCGATCCACGAGAACCACCAGATTTCTGGCAGGGTGCCGGGTCCGAGTTTCCATTCCTTGGGGATCAGTTTCACTTGGAGATGGTCGATGGCATGGAAACCGTGGTCAAGCTCGTCCACGCTGCCGGTCATTCTGAACCTGGAGATATCGAACTTATTGATTGTTCTGCCGAAGCTCCCGCGACCCCTGGAGGTCTGCCTGGCACCCCCAGCTGCAACCTTGCTGATCTTATCGACGTTAAAGTAAACGCCGCCGTTCCTTTTGTCACGCTCCTTGATCCACATCGATCCTCGGTAGACCCGGTGACCGCTAAACTCCCCCTTCTGGAGATCGGCAATGGATACGCGGGGATCGCGCCATCTCAGAAACGGGTCCACGGTATGGATCAGACTGTACTCGCGGAGGGTCTCCCAGCTCCTTCTCTGGGTCGGCATCTTCATGGCCTGTAGTATGGCCTGGAACTTCGACGGTGCTGACCAGTGCTTCCAGCCCATCTCCTTCTCGAAGCTGACATAAAATGTTCCCTGGCCGTACCGGATGGAATCCCCCACCCCGCTAAACACCTGGAGAGGCAACGCCGTCTGTTCCTGGTCGTAGCCCAGGACCGCTTGCATCATCTTTGCTGGCTCGACATCCTCGGAACCAACCCCCATCACCTTCAGGATCGGGTCTTGGCGCATGAATATACCCATCAACTCCGTCTTGTGAACCTGTTCGATGGCGTACGACAGTGGCACCACGATGGACCGCTCCCAGGGCATCTCCTTCTTGTTTGCGTTTACCGACCCATCGCCCTTCTTCGCCTGTCGGCCCAGGTCGATGTACATTCTCAGATGCTCGTCCACCCGGTTCCAATCGTCGGCCCTATTGCTGACCACTCTCTCGGACAGCTGCCGTCGAGCGATCAGGCGCGAGATGATCTCTTGGTGGAGGGTCGTCCCATGGGCCAACCTAGTTTCCATGGGCTGATCGGTCTCCCTGATACTGCCCCCCTGCGGGTTGCTGGCCCCTACGAATTCTTGTGCCATCAGCTCTTCGCGTTGCCCTGGATGTGGAATGTGCGCTCCGCCCCCTCAGCTCCATCGGACACCAGCTTCAGGGCCGCACCAATCAGGGGATCAATGGTCACCGAGTTACCGGCACCGATATTGATGTCCGCGCCACCGCTGGTTTGGAGATCGCGGTAGGTTCCACCAGTGGCGTTGGAAATTTGAACCTTGACCGTACCGGTCAGTGCCGACGGGCCGTGAATCGTCATTGCCATCTGCCTCCTAGCACCGTTTAACCCCAGGTCCAGCTCGTCGGTCTCTGTCCCACCATTGGCAATCGTGAGCGTTGCGTTTCTCCATCTCTCTGTCGATACGGCCATAAACGTATCCCCCTTGTTTTTATTTCAACTCCATCCCCGTAATGATCCTCTGCGGACCACGGAGCATCTGCCGTCTTACTTCCCTTGACTCTCATCAACAATATCGAGTTGGGTTCGCTTCCCGTGCCTCTTGCGGTACTCCCGTTCGCTCCTCGCGGATCGTTGCAGCTGTCTCCATTCCTCTTCGCACTGGGAGCAGTATGCAGGGAGATTGCCGCCAGGTTTCATAAACACCGGCCTACCGCAACCGCGTACGCAGCTCCTCAGTGTCGGCTTCACTCCCACCGCTTTGCCCAACTGCCTGTCGAACTCGGCCTGGAGCTTCTCTCTGCCGAACCGGATCTCGCAGCTCGAACACACGTACGAGTTGCCCGACGGGTTCAACCGGCGAAGCTTGGTGACATTCGATCCCCTGCCACAAGCCACGCATGAGCACTCCTTTAAGTCTTCAAGAGTGAAGCTCATTGCCTATCACTATCGTCGTGCCGCTGTACTCGATCACGTTACAATTCGAGCACCGCTTCTCCAGGGTCACGTAGTCAGCCTCGATCAGCATACTGTTCGCCACGAGCACCTCTTCACTCGAACAGTGACACTTCTCATGTGCGCCGACTACGAACGGTTCCCCGACCTTTACGCCGTCTTTCAACTCGAACCTGAACATTCGGGTTCTCCTTTGCAAGCTTATCCATTCTCTCCTCTTGCTGCTCGTGCGGACCCCAGTACTTCTCCATCAGTTGGCGGGTCTTCGACTTGAGTAACGCATCGTCGCTACCGTGGCCTGTATCCCCTGATAGGTTCTCGATTTTAGGTTGCTCTGCCATGCTCACTTAAACATCCCAATTGCGCACTCTGGCGGTTAAAGCCTCAGTCAACAACTCGTACTCAACCGCTACTGCCATCGCACGAATGTCATGGGGAATCTTTGTTGGTTGCTCTATAATTGCATTGATTATTTCATCTTCCCTCTCTAACTGGCCCCATACTCGATGGATTTCTTCCCGTAGATTCACCTTACAGAAGTCTAAGTAACTCATTCGCGGAGGGACCGGCTTCTTCTTTCCCTTCGCCCGTTTCTTTTTGACGGGGATAGTTTCCCATGTTAACCGCTTTTCATCCGCTTCCGCCTTAGAGTTTGCTGCACCTTGCAATGTTATTTTCATAATCCTTGCAATCCCCATACCGCACGTAGCGGTTCGCGCTTCTTTACGTTCGATGCGTAGATAGCTTTATTTCCTAACATCCAGCACACAACCGCCTGGAGTGCCTTCCCGGCTGTCTCGGTCTCCTCTTCCAGGTCGGCGCGTACCTCTTCGAGGTGGAGGCGGTCTTGGGCGATCATGCCCTCCACCTTCTGACGGCCCAGCTCCTCGAACGCATACGCCGGGGCCTCGTACGTCACGAGCGGGATCTCCCCGGTCCCGTAGTTGAGTTTCGGCATTCGCCAGATGAGCTGCCGCCCCTGAGTCTTCTCCGTTATGATGTGACTGAACTTGAGATCCATCCTGTACTGGATGAGTGCGTTCTCTATCGTCGGCCAATCGCCAATCGTGCCGCCCACTGCGGTGAAGTCTTGGAACCCGGATGGACGCAGCTCTTCTGCGATCACCACCAGGCCACCGTTGGACTTGTCGAACTGGGGAAGCGCAAGGCCGCAGCATACGCGGATGAACTGCTTCTGCTCATCGCCCACATCGCCGAACCAGTACGCATCCGTACCCGGCAGGTTCTTCTTGTAGCCAAGGATCATCGAATTCGCCCCTTGTCCCACACTTGCCGACAGGCCAAGCACTCGCGTCCTTTTTTGGTCCGACGAGTGTTCGTCTCATCGAATGGATGACCATGGACACAATGCGTTTGAGCTGCGAATCGTGCGGCCAACGTGCGACCCCGCATCAAGTTGGTGCGTTGCGATACTGGCTCAAGGTGGTCGGGGTTCACGCAGCTACGGACCCTGCACAAGTGATCCAATCCGATACCAGCCGGGATCGGTCCCTTGAAAAGTTCGTATGCTACGCGGTGGGCATATTGAGTCCGACGTTCCCCGTATGGACCGTCTGAGCACTGGCCGTAGCCCAACGGCGAGACTCCCGCTGTCCACAACCAGCAACCTGAATTCGGTTCACGGATGTACTTCTGCTCGAATTTCTCCAGGGTTATCATGGCATTGCCTTCAAGACACGCTCCAGATCTTCGCGGCTTAGTTTACTGATTTCTTGCCCCTTGTCTATAAAAATATACGGAACGACAAA